CGTAGGTCAAATTGACAGTAAAACAGATAGTGGTTGGAAAGATCATTTAAATCGCATTGCAGAAAAACATCCTACAAGTGCATTGGCAGATAGATATAGACGAAAAGGTATAAAAGAAGCGAAAACAAAACAGGTTCTTGAAAAACACAGAGCCAGAGCAAAGGGAAAAATATAAATAGTATTAGATAGACAACAGCACATTGGTAGGAATATCATATACTGGTAAACAGAATCCGAAACGTAAGCTGAGTTGTCACTCATTAAAACGGTGAAAAAATTATGGTAAGTAAAAAAAAATTAAATATATCGTCAAACGAATTAAATACGATAAAACCAATAACCGATAATCAAAAAGAAGTATTCGCTTCTTATGAGAAAGGTCAAAACCTTTTTCTTTATGGTGTTGCAGGAACAGGTAAAACTTTTGTTGCATTATACAATGCATTAAAAGATGTGTTG